CTGATGACTTCACAACACAGATCAGCGTTACATCGATCAGTCGGTCTGGAACCACCGTGACAGTGACTACTGATGTCGATCATGGATTGACTGCCGGCAAACAAGTCAACATGAATGGCGTGATAACTCCCATTAATTGTAGTATCACACGTTCCGGTATCGTCGGAACTTTAGTGACAACCAGCGATCATGATATCACTGAGAATGCTGGGTATGATGTTCAGATTGACGGTGCGACTCAGCCTGAATTCAACGGGACTTTCACTCTTTTGACTGTTCCTAACCGGCGAACTATCACATTCCAGATGGATGATAGCGGGCCTACATCTGCGTCAGGCAGCCCTCAATTGTTGAATGGTTTTAACATATTTCAGACGTATAACGGGCTCCGTGAGGTCACAGCAATACCGGCCAGCGACCAATTCGAATATGAAATCACAGACAGCGGATTGGCACAGCCTATTGGTGATAGCATCGTCGCTAAAACAAATCCGCGAATCTCAGCAGCTGTCAACTTTGAACGACTTCTGGATGCTTATACTCGTCAACCTCAAGATGAAGCCTGGTTGTTTGTTGTTATAGGCGACGCACTGGCTGATAAGAACAGAAATATTGATACTGACAGTACTGACAATATACAGAACGGGCATTTTTTCAATCAGCGACTTATACAAGGTGTGAGTCTATACGTTTTCCTGCCTACAAGTGCCGAGATTTCAGGCCGTGAAGCACGAGACCGGTGTGAAGAATTGCTCAAACCTATCTGCAACTCTATCCTGACAAAGAAATTTTCGAGCCTAGTTGAGAATACGAATAATCCTTTGATGATTACAGGGCATGGATTTCAGGCATATAATGGCGCGTTTTACGTTCATCAATACGCTTTTGAAGCCACATTACAGCTTGGTGAGACGGACACCTACATTCCAGCAGATGATGTCGCATTCCGTGACATCGATTTGACTATGGATCTTGATATTGGAACTGAAACTTTTAGTACTTTAATTGACTTAGATGACGAGCCATTACCATGAGCAAACAAATTAAACTGAAGATCAACAATGTTGCAGGGTATTCCGGCGCTGTAACTGTGCAAACAGATGAAAATGGAGTACCATTAAGCAAATTCTGGCGGAGACGCATCAAAGACGCGGAGATTGATAATTGCGTTGAAATCGTCAAAAGCCGAAAGACTAAATCCACTACAGGAGAGGCAGAATGACAAAAATTCTACAGCCCCGCGTCAATGTAAACATAATCCCAGCCTCATCAGAAGTTCAGAATACGGGACAGAAGATTTTATTTGTCGGCCAGGGTCTTGCGGCGGGAACATATACATCAGGAGCCTTGAACGAGAACATTGCCAACGGTGGAGCTGAGGACGCTTTATTCGGTGCTCAGTCAATGTTGGCGACTTTGATTCGAGCCTGCAAGGTTAGAAACCAGCAGGTTCAGATTGACGCCATCGGGTTGGACGACAATGGAGCTGGTGTCGACGCTACGGGCACGTTGGCGGTGTCTGGTGTAGCTACTGAAGCCGGCACACTAACAGTCATCGCCGGATCTGAGCGGAACCACAAGTATTCCATCGCTGTCGCGGATACTGATACCGCAACGACTATTGGCGACGCTATCGAAGCAGCTATCACTGCTGATACGAACTCTCCGGTGTCAGCAAGTAACACCACGGGCACTGTAACTATCACAGCACTGAATGCTGGCACCTACGGAAATTCAATCCCGCTTGAAATACGCGGTGAAGTTGCCGGTGTCACTACAACCGTCACCGGCATGGCATCTGGCGCAACTGATCCGACTCTGACCGGTGTGTTTGATGTGATTGGCGATAACCGATACCAGGCTGTCGTTTGGCCATACCCTGATGCAACCACTGAAGTGCTTACATTGCTGGATGCGCGTTTTAATGCCGACGGTAAGGTTCTGGATGGTGTGGCGTTCACTGCGAAAAACGATACGCAAGCAAATCTCAGCACGCTTGTTACTGCATTGAATAGTGAATCGCTGGTAGTTATCGGCGGTAAGCAGGAAAGCGAAACTAATTACAAAGGTGGCGACATTGTTGAAATCCCGATGGTTAAGGCTGCAGCCTTTGCAGGATATCGCGGATTGCGTCTTGATGTCGACGGTTTCAACATCGCAGATCTTGTGATTACAGCGAACGGTCCTCTGGACAGTTTTGGGGGCCCTGCGCTTGCGTCTAAACCTTATTTCAACACACCTTTCTCAGACTTGTTCCCGATTAAAGCTGGTCGTGGATTTGATGATTCGGAAATTGAGACGCTTCACGACGATGGCGCTGCAGTATTAGGAAACAACATCGCGGCGAATGGCATCATTTCGGGCGAGGTGGTTACAACATATAAAACGGATGTCGCCGGCAATCCTGACATCTCGTTCAAATATCTGAACTATGTTGACACTGCCAGCCAGGCGCGAGAGTATTTTTACAATAATTACCGAGCTCGATTTGCTCAGTCTCGTCTAACGGAAGGCGATGTGCTGAAAGGTCGTGATATGGCTAATTCAACGGTTATTCGTTCGTATTCTAAGCGCCTCTATCAAGATCTAAGCGGTGTTGATTTTGTGCTGTTAGAATCTGGTGAAGACGCACTGAATTTCTTCAACACTAACCTTATCATCGCTATTGACAAATCACTTGGCAAAGTCACCATTCAGAAGACTGTGATTCTTGTGACACAGCTACGAGAAATCGCTGCGACGATGAAAATAGCGTTCAGCACTAACCCATAGGAGCCTGATACATGCCAACTCAACTCAACGATATCATTATTTTAGTGAATAATGTCCAGGTCGCCTACACTTCGGATTCCCTTAGCTGGAAGGACGGCTTCGGTGAATACAGTGTTCGGAATGCTGTTGTAGGTGGTGGCCAGTCTGAGCAGGTGTTTAGTAAAGACTTAGCATCCAAATTCGGCATGGTTAAATTCTCTATGCCGAGCACAGAAGACAGCGAAGAACTAAAACGCGCCTGGAAAGTCAACGACAATAATAATGTCGTAGAATTAGTTGGTCCTTCTGGCAGTAACTTTGCCAAAGTATTCACACAGGCATCAATTCTGAGCGATCCTGAAACCAGTGCCGCGACAGACGGAAATATTGAAATCGAATTCCAGTCAAATCCAGCACAATAACGCTCTAGCGAGGTCAAGCGATGAGTCAAGTAACGTATGAATTAAAAGATTCACTCGAGTATGCGTCGAAAGGCGAAAAACAACCTGCGACTTTCATAGAGATTGTAGCGCCTTCTTTTAAACAGATGGGAAGCTTCACGCCTATCAAACAGGCGTTGACTGCAGCTCTGTCAGAAGTAACGGAAGGTCTTGACGTGAATCCGGTGGATGATAAGGATCCGGAACCGATCACGGGTCCTCAAGTTATGCAATTGATGCATCGTGGATCCGGTGATATGACGAAAGTCATGCTTCATGCTCAGCAATTATTTAAATCCGGAGTCGCTCTGATTGATGGCGAAGAGAAATTGACTATTCCGCTGATGGATTCAATGAGTCTTCGCGATTTCGAAGGCTTACTTGGTGAATATGTGGCAAATTTTATCGTTCCATCCCTGATGGATGGGATGTAGAAACTTATCGTCTTGAGATTTGTAAGGTAGCATCCTTCTTCGAAGGAGGAATCAGCTATACTGAGTTGGCGAATATGCCCGTAGATGAATTCATACAGGTGATCAGCTGCTCTCTAAAAATAAACGAGAAGCGAAAACATGAGCTAAAAAGGTGAAACATGGCCAATAAAGTATCCTACATCATCCAGCTCAAAGACCAGTTCGGCAGAGTCGCTGAAAATTTTAACCGTCAATTCAAAAAGATTGAAAAGAACGCACTTCAGGCCAAACAGAGAATTGCTCAATTCACACATCAGAGTGAACGACTTCAGAAATTAAGTGGTAAATTCGCAAGAGCTGGCGCGATCATGTCAGCTGCTATTACTGTCCCTGTAGGTTTGATGACTCGATCTATGATACGTGCCGCATCCGATGCTACAGAAACCGCCAATAAATTCAACCAGGTATTTGATGACGTTCAAACAAAGGCGAACCAGGTCGCGGATGATTTCTCTAAGAATTTTGGGCTGGCAGGGTCTAGTGCTCGGAAATTAGTGGGTGATACGGGCGATCTGCTAGTCGGTTTTGGCTTTACTGGCGATTCAGCTCTTGAGTTATCGCGCAAAGTGAA